GGGGTATATAATGAGTTCATTAAAGCTCACCGTTGTCATGTAAATGATATTGCTGTAGCTTCAAAAAAAGTTATCCTAAATAAATTAAACAAGTTTCCAGACCCCACGGAATATTCTGACGAATTCTTAGGCGTATATGTTCACGGAGGGCATAAAGAATTCAAATTCGAAGAATGCGAAGCCGCCTTTGCTTCTTTTAGAAAATGTTCTAAAAATTTTTACCCATTATATTTTTTCTATGCCGATTGGGGAGATAGGATGATTGACGAAGGATTTAAAGAAATAGTAGTAAGACACAGTCCATTAAAAGTTATAGAAATAAACCCGTTAGAAAGCATAGAGGCATATAGTAGTTTTATGATTTGGGATTTATGGAAACATATACCCGAGCAGTACAATAAAGTATTAACATTTCAAGATGATGGACACCTTTACAATTCTGGCTGGGAAGAATTCATAAATGAACATGACCCAGATTATATAGGATCTTATAATATTTTTGATCCAGAACATTATGAAACCACTTTGCCCATAAAAAATTTAAAAAGTTATACCAATAAGTCAATAGATTATATAATAAATGGAGGCTTCTCCTTCAGAAAAAGAGATAAAATGGTAGAAATATCAAAAGCCTTTTCTAAAAATGATATAGATTATGAACGCTTAGCAGAATTGCGTAAGGAAGAAAAAGAGACAGACACTTTTGCTCAGGACGCGTGGGGCGGAAAAAGATTTAACGAAGACCAAGCTATTACCTATATAGGATTCGGCAAGGATATTTTAAAGCCAATTTCAAAAAATTTAGCCGACCAATTTTCTTCTACATCATTTGAACAGAACTCAAAGGCTTATGGGTTTCATAGTTTTGACGCATATTATCAATAATCATGAAGAAAAATAAAACAGTATTAATTACAGGAATATTAGGTCAAGACGGCGCTAACATGGCTGAATATCTTCTCGGCCTAAATGAAAACGTTAGAGTTTATGGGATGGTGCGAAGAGCCTCCAATCCTAATTTTATAAATATAAATAAATTTAAAAATCATCCAGACTTTGAATTAGTTTGCGGTGATTTGACTGACGAAGTAAGCATAAATGAATTGGTGTCAATAATTAAACCAGATTATTTTGTCAATTTCGGAGCTAATAGCTTTGTAGGATGCAGTTGGGATATGCCTATGCAAGTATTTGATGTTAATGCTATGGGAGTACTCAGATGTCTAGAGGCAATTAAAAAATACAAGCCCGACTGCAGATTTTATAGTGCAGGAAGCAGCGAAGAAATGGGTAATGTCGATTACTCTCCACAAGATTTAAAACACCCAATCAAACCCCGTAGTCCTTATGGCGCGTCTAAAGCTACAGCCAGACATTTAGTTAAAGTATACAGGGAATCTTATAACATGTATGCCGTCCACTCTATACTTTTCAATCACGAAGGAACCAAGCGTGGAGAAGAATTTGTTACAAGAAAGATTACTAAAAATGTAGCAAGAATCAAATCGGAGATAATTGCGTATTGTGAGTCAGGACACCAAAGAAAAATAACTCCGCTAGAGTTAGGCAACCTGAGCGCAAAGAGAGATTGGAGCGACAGCGAGGACTTTGTAAGAGGTGTATGGTTAATGCTGAATCAAGATGAACCCAAAGATTACCTATTAGCAAGTGGAGAAACGCACGAAATCAGAGAATTCGTCCACTTAGCCTTCAAGCACGCAGGTATATACGGTTCATTTAAAGGGCAAAATGAAGAGGAAACTTTTGGGTATGATGACAAAGGCAGATGGATAACTTTGGCAAAAGTCAACCCCAAATTTTACCGACCAGCAGAAGTAGAGCTATTAATGGGTGACCCATCTGAGGCCATTAATGAATTAGGATGGAAACCGCTTATTTCGTTTGACAACCTAGTCAAGAAGATGGTAGAATGGGATATAGAATTGTTTGAAAATGAAAGACTTACCAGAAAAAAAAGGCAAGAAGAATTTTAAATCTAAAAATCATTTTTTAATCCATTACGCCTTATCTGAATCAGCAAAGATATTCTGGCCGAAAGAAATAAAACTAGCGAAAAAGCTTCTTGAATCTTTTCCGGAGACCGAATTCTGGAGAGATCACGCATTTACCATTTTCGACAAGAAACCTAATAGCTTAACTGCATACCTAACGTCTAACAACATTAAGACCTTGTCAATTAATTATCATAATTTTGTCAAGCTCAAGAACCTTGACTTAAACAACAGAAAATGTTATACTTTGAAAGAGGAAAAGGTTGGGGAAGACAGAGTCTATCCGAAAAAAAATAAAAGTGTATTGGATTTTATAAAAAATGGGAAGAAAAAAGAAAACTGAATCATCAGGACAGTCTAATAGCGAAAAGCTTCAGTCCTTTTTAAAGCAGAGAGAGAGCGAGCACTATAACTTTAGTGAGGAAATTTATTATCGCATTTCAACTGGTAGCTTATTGCTGGATATCCACACAGGAGGTGGGCTCATGCCCGGACTTCATCGTTTTGTAGGAATGAACGAGGGTGGTAAAACTTCAGAAGCGTTTGAGGTAATGAAAAATTTTTTAAATGATATCCCTAACGCAAGAGCCGTATATTTCCAAGCCGAAGGACGTCTTTCGCCAGACATGCAGAAACGCACAGGTATTAGTTTTACATCAGATGCGTCAGAATGGAATGACGGGGTATGCTTCGTCTATGAATCTAATATTTATGAATCAGTTTTTGATTTAATGAAGATGTTAATTACGGATAATACCGAGAATAAAAGATATCTTTTCCTCATTGACTCCATGGACGCTTTAATATTAAGAGATGACCTTAATAAAGACCTCAGTGAAGCAGCAAAAGTTTCCGGTGGAGCAACACTTAGCTCTACCTTTATGAAAAAAGTGGCCCTAGCTATGACCAAATTTGGTCACACTGCTATTTTAATTTCCCAAGTCAGGGAAAACATTGTGATCGATCCCTATGCCAAACGCCCCGTTAAACAAACCTCGGCTAGTGGAGGTAACGCTTTGCTACATTATGCGAACTTTATCTTTGAATTCGAAGCTCGTTTTCAAAAAGATTTAATTTTAGAAAAACCTACAGAAAGACCGGATATAAGTAAAAATAAAATACTTGGCCATTACGCTAAGGTTTCTATTAAAAAATCTCCAAATGAAAAAACTAACCTCAGCATACAGTACCCCGTAAAATATGGCCGCACAGGAGGCAAAAGTATCTGGAGAGAATATGAAATCATTGACCTCCTTTTGGAGAATGGAATGATGACCAAGGCTGGCGCATGGATTAAAACTGACGCCTCTGTAGTTGAAGAGATGAAAGAGAAGGGTATAGAATGCCCCGAACAATTTCAAGGTCGTACAAAACTTTTTGATTTTTTAGAATCTAATACAGAGTTTACTGATTACTGGTTCGAAAAATTTAAAAATGTTTTTTGCGATTTATGAAACTCTCTTTAAAAAATCTTACCGGAAAAGTAGTCTCTAAGAACGTATCTAAATACGTAATCGATTGGGATCAAGCTTGTCGCTCTAAATTTCAATTTCAAGTTAAACAATTTTTTAAATCTCATTGGTTTTATCATATTTGTTTTGAAGAATTTCCAGTGTACGGTAGTCTTATGAAGGTCGATCTTCTGAACGCTACCAAAAAGATTGCGGTAGAAGCAAATGGGATTCAACATGGCGAGTTCGTTGAGCATTTTCATACTCATCCCGCCAATTATCTAAAGTCTATTCGCAGAGACTGGAAAAAAACTGAGTGGTTAGAATCCAACGGTTTTGATCTAATAGAAATTGAACCTAGCGACCTGAGTCAACTCTCACCAGAGTTTATTGAAGAAGAGTTTGGAATTAAAATATATTAATAATATGGCTATATACGATCTAAGAATTGAAAGACATGTTATCGGTGGACTCATTAAAAATCCCGAAGTCTTTCCGGATGCGGAAAGATGGATTAACGAAAAAGATTTTTACCACGACGTTCACTGCACGATTTTCTCAGTTATGAGGGAATTGTTAACCGCAGGACAAAGAATTGATAGTGTCCTGTTGGCCTCGAAAATTAAAAGTATGGGTATCTCATTTAAGGATGATATAAATATTTATGACTATATCGAATCATTATCCTTTACGCAAATTATGCCAAAGGCAACTATAGAAGCTTGCCAAGAATTGCTTAAGCTCAGAATTCGTCGAAGTATTTATGATACAGCCAAAGACGTTGCTAATTTTGTAAAAACAAATTCTGATAAAGACGTTGATCAAATTATTACAGAATGCGATTCGCTTTATAATGATAAAGTTCGATCTTTTGATGTTGATTCAGAAGAACCAGATAATCTTTTTGGAGATATGGAGGAGCTAGTCGAAGAAAGGGGTAACGAGCCAGAGGAAGAATTCGGCTTTGCCACGCCCTTCCCAGAGTTTAATAGGCTCTATGGGGGCCTGAGAACTGGAAATATCTATGCTTTCGCATCGCGTCCGGGACAAGGTAAAACGACCTTCCTCAATTACATTGGTTTAAAATCTGGAGAAATAAATAATGTACCAGTTTTAGTTTGTGATACCGAAATGTCCAAGCAAGAAGTACAGTTTCGTATGTGCGCAGCTTTAAGCGGAGTACCCGTATGGCACCTCGAGTCCGGAAACTGGAGGCGAAATCCAGAGATGGTAGAAAAAGTTCGTGCTACATGGGAAAAGATCAAGGGTAAGACTTACAATCATATTCATGTAGGAAATAAAAATGTTGATCAAGTTTGCTCTCTGGCTCGGCGTTGGTACTTTAAACACGTTGGCCGTGGAAATAAATGCATAATAATTTATGATTACATGAAGCTGACCAATGAAAAATTATCTAATAATTGGGCAGAACATCAGGCTTTAGGAGAAAAGGTTGATAAGTTTAAACGTCTTTCAGAAGAACTAAACGCTGCTTTCCTTACTGCTGTTCAGATGAATCGGTCAGGAGAGAACTTCAATAGAGACAGCAATAGAGTGGTATACGACAGTTCCGCTATTGCACAATCAGACCGATTACAATGGTTCGCGTCATTTGTTGCGCTCTTTTGTAGAAAAACTCTAGACGAAATGGCTGCCGATGGAGAGGAACGGGGAACACATAAGCTAGTGCCAATCAAAACTCGCTTCCAAGGGAAGGACGCCGCTGGACATCACGACATCGTTCAGAGAACTTTCCCTGACGAATCGACAAGATGGGTAAATAATTATCTGAATTTCAACGTTGACAATTTCTCTGTTGATGAAAGAGGTTCGTTATCAGATATTGTGAGGAGAGAAAATGAGCAATTCCCCCTTGACGACCACGAAGAGGAAATCCAAATAAGGGAGACCGCGCTATGATAGAAAACTTGGGAGAGATACTCACTGAGCTAGGCTATAATCTGCGAGATTACGGCAAAGAGTATAGGACTAGACCCTTATACAGAGAATCTGATAATGACACCATCTTAACGATTGAAAAAGATACTGGAAAATGGTACGATTTCAAAGAGAACAAGGGTGGCTCATTAAACGAATTAATTAGGAGGACATTAGATCTACCTAATAAAGAAAAAGCTGATGAGTATCTCTCTCAAAATTACAAAATTAACGAAGACGCTAAAGAATCCAAACCCCTAGTCAAAACCCCAAAGACCCTCTCTAAGGATTCTCTTCGTCATTTAATTGATGACCCCTCTTATTGGATCGCCAGAGGTATTTCCAAAAGCACACTCGATACATTTGGCGGTGGGATTTTATTGGGCGGACGAATGAAAAATAGATATGTATTTCCAATTTTTGATTGTAATGAAAAATTAGTTGGATTATCTGGGCGATATATCCAAGAGATTCCAAATGGAGCAAAAACTCCAAAATGGAAACACGTAGGGAATAAGTCTTCTTGGAAATATCCTTTACAGGTAAATTTTAAAATAATAAAAAAACAAAAAGAAGTTATTCTTGTTGAAAGTATTGGGGACTTACTATCTCTTTGGGAAGCTGGTATTAAAAATGTAATAGTTACATTCGGACTAGATGTAAGCGTAGATATCTTAAACACTTTATTAAGAATTGACCCAGATAAAATCTACATATCCCTCAATAATGACGCGTCTAATAATAACGCGGGTAACATTGCCGCAAGCAAGGTGGAGAAAAAATTACTCAAATATTTTAACACAAATCAGGTCGTAATCAAATTACCTGATGCAAATGATTTTGGCGAAATGTCCACTGATGATGTCAATAAGTGGGCTATTAATTTATGAAGGAAAAATATCTATCAGCCTCTCGCATAAAGACGCTGGAAACATGTAGTTGGGTTTACTGGAGTAGGTACCATTTGGGCCTACCTGACACGCCTAACGACGGTGCATTGCGTGGAAGCATTTGTCACTTAATTTTCGAATTACTTTTAAAGCCTCGTCATAAAAAGCATTTTGACGCCATG